TTGGGGTTGGAACGTATCACCTTCGATTGTGTTTCCTTGTGGAAGGTCTTGGTAAGCGGGATGCGCCATACCATTGATACCAAGTCCGTTAGCGCCTGTATTGTTTTGCCCCGCAAAGCCAGAGCCTACGGCGCTATAACCGTTAACACCAGCGCCACCAAAACCACCGCCTCCGCCAGCGCCACCAAAGTCAAGCGGGATGCTTAAGTCAAGGTTGCCGCTACCGGAAATACCACCGCCCGCCATCTTCTGCTCACCGGTGTATGGGTCAACCGCCGTGTCTCCCGCACCGGTCAGTACGTTCTGAGAGATAGGAGTTTGATAGGGTGTAGCGTAAGCATGTGTATGGTCGTATGCTTGGGGAAAACCCGTATTAGCACCGATAGCATTGTTGTTAGACATTTGCTCAACTGGACCGCCGCCCGCAAAGTGGTAGATGTTTTTGGCTTCATCGTTAGTAACGGCTTTGAATTCTGGTCTAACAAAATATTCTTGCTCTCTACCGAAGTTACCTTGTTTAGTCGTCAAGTCTGGGTAAGTAGGGACGTCAGGTGCAGGTAAAGGACTAGCTTTGTTTGCACTGTATGTGTAGCGCTGACCCATGTCTTTGTCGCCTGTGGCTGCGGCAGCAGGCGGGGCTTGCATAGCCGCCATCGGTGCGGCGGCGGCAAGTGCTGTTTTGGCTATACCCGAGCCGCCACCCATATTTTGGGCAAGTCGACTGAAGCCCCCTTCTGTTCCAAGAGAAGAAACGCCCTGACCCATATTACCCAGTCTGCCCATAAAGTCCGTACCTTTTTCTGCAGCTATTTGTGCTGGAGTTAGGGTTGATGCTGCAGTTTGCTGATACCAAGAAGGAAGAGCACCCCCTTCTAAAGCTGCATTTTTTGTTGCTTCTTCGGTTAGTTTTTGCGCTCCCGCTTGCTGCATACCCTGTGTAGCTAAAGCCTCGCCCATGTTAGCGCCACCGTAAGCGCCAAGACCCGCCATCACTCCACCCATCAAACCCGCTTTAGGGTTCATTAAATAACTTGCGCCGCCAACAAGAGCGCCAGTCATAACAGAGCCTAAGCCGGGGGCATAAGCATTAAGCGCCATACCTGCAACCATAGGAAGAATAGAAGACAAGAAACCTGCTTCGGGTAATCCTGTTTGTGGGTTAATAGTTAGTTGACCCCCGTGTGCCATAGCCAAATCATTGAGGCTTTTGACCTCTTTGTTTGACATGTGAACAAGCGTAGTGTCAGGTCCACGACCTTTATCGGCTATATGTTGGGCAGCAAGTTGTAGGCTCATTTTTGCCTCGTAGATGGGGGGTTAATCGAGTTTATCATGCCTTAATCCTTAATGGGTAACTAGATGCAGCTCCACCAGATGTATCGTAGTAAATATCACCAGAACGCAAATTAGCAAAATCAGCTTGTGTTGGTAAGCTAATAGCTGGTGCTCCAGCTAGGGTTGGTGTGGAACAACTTAACGCAGATACTATCAATGCTGGAGTAGTACCCGTGGCTGGCTGTCTTTGTGTAGATACAACTATAGGGCCGGGGTTGTCTAAAGAATTAAAGTACTGACGCAAAATGCTCAACAGTGCATCCATGAAACGCTGGTCATACTCTACCGGAGCGGCTGGAAGTCGTGGGGCGCTTACACCTTTGTTTGCCATGTTTATCTCCTACCATCAGCACGAACATCAATACGAGGAGCACCTAGTTGCCACTGCGTACCCAACGTGTCTGATTGAAGTTTGAACGCCATCTGCCGCCCGCGAATCCGCACAAACACCTGCTCAGTAAATTGTTGTACGTTGTATGTTGTAGTACTTGCGTAAGACTGCTTACTTATTACCGCTGGGTTGTCTGAGTCACCGTAGTTTGCACCGGGGTTTTGACGAGGACGAACCGTAAAGTTAACGGAGGGCGCTGCTGAAGCGGAGCCATCAAAAGTGACGTCAGGTATAAGCCTCCAGACAAAACCAAAATTATGACCATCGCCAATATCAAAGTCCGAGGATTGAACATAAGCATCAATAGCAACTGGGGTGCTAGTCTCATTGTTGTCTACACCTGTTTCTTGATATACCAAACCACCGTTTGTGTATGCGCCGCTAGATGTATATCCAATACAAGCCATAGGCTCAGAACGCAGTGGGCTATCCAACCAAACAGTGCGTGGGCGTACAGTTGTGCCGTTCATAGTGCCGTAATACCACGTACGCTCTAAGTGGTTATAGATGACGTAGCGGTCAATCAATGTATTAGGTGATGAGGCAGTGCCTGTGCCGTTTTCACCATCAGAAGTTGTACCTGTGATAGACGGATAGAACCACCAGATTTCGTTGTAGCCTTCATTAGTCCCAGAATGAATCTGGAATGACTCTGTCAGGTTGATATTGTTGTATATGTACTGTCGCAACGCACAGGGTAGAGTTTCTACCCGTCCAGAGTACATATAGAACTTATCCGTACCCATCCAATATGTGACGTTGTTTACTGTAGATACTGCGTTAGGGCTAGCAATAGATATGTTGTCGGCAAGAATCTGATTACCCCAAACATATGGAGCGCCAAGATACTGGAAAGAATACAAACAAGAATCGGAAAACACTAAAATCTCTTGCCGTGCTTGTATAGCAGTAATGATTGAAGAGCCATGACTTAGACGAATACCGCCCGCTTGATTGGTAATTGCTGGAGTCCAAGTGACCAAGGTATTCTGGTCAGACCAACGAACCTGCATTGGGTCTAGTGTTGTAGTCGCATACACGCCAGTTGGATCATTACACCCGAATGTAAAAGTAAAACGTGATGAGTCAGACACCAACACAAAATTAACAAGCGACGGGCAAGTTGCGTCTGGTGTAAATGAACCTGTTTTTGTAACTACCGCAGTACCTGCTTTAATAATCTGCCCACGATCATAGACGTTAGGACTTGCGTTGTTTGCCCAGTAATACATAGCACTACTACGTGGGTTAAACACCAAGTCTTCGCCGTAGTTAGATTGACTCCACAGGCGTAACTGAATGCCTACACCAAGACCAGATGGTGCAGGAGAGCCCCAGCCAGCGGACGCATATCCAGCAGTTGCACCGCCCCAACCACCAGCGCCCCAGCCCACACCGTAAGTAAATGTTGTATTACCTGTTGTGAGTTGATAGTTAAATGTTGCGCTAACAGCGGGCGTGCCAGAGGACGTAGCCGTGCCGGGCACAAGAATGGTGTACTGACTAGAACTTACATACGTAACAATTTGGTATTCACCATTAACTAGCACCCCATTAGGGGCAGCGTACACAGCCGTTAAAGTGAGATGCGATGCAGCAGTTGTGCCGTTAGTGCCACGAGTACACCCTGTCAAAGTGTTTGTGGATATGCCTGTGTAGGTTATGCACTCAGAATCAATAAATATAGACCCAGTAGCAGGAAAGCCTGTGGCTGAAGTCAAAACAATGCTAGTAACACTGCTGTTAATAGCGCCGTTTAGCGTAGTGTTTAGCGGAACAATGTTTACAAAGTCTCCAACTTGAACCGTGCTACCAGAATCCGTAACTGTGATAGTTGTGAAACCGCCGCTGTTTGTTGTGGTGTTGGTAGTGAAAGCGCTGGCTACAGTAGCATTAGTTAGGCGAATAGGCGTGATGTCATTAAAGGCACCACCGCTGGTGTTTTGCACATAGAACTTTAAGTTAGTGCCAATCGACAGTAAGTTGTACCCTGTCAGATTAATCCAATTCCACATAGACTTGGCAATACCCCAAAACACTCCAGTCGATGGGACTGCGGATGTTGTTACGCCGCTTGCAGCAAACGTACCTGTGGGGGCATTTGGGTATATAGACCCACCATCGCGTTGCCAGCCACCTACTTTTTCAGGGAAGCCAGAGCGGAAACGAATTTTGTCGCAGTCAAACCAACCACCCTCATTGGCGAGAGTAGTACCTTCGCGGTTAACGCCGGGTCTAAACTGTAGTTTCTGTAATGGCATGTTTTATCCTAAGAACAGGGCACGTTCGTCTTTGCGACGATTCTCTAACCCTTTGAGTATTTTCCCACCAGCCTTGCAATACTTCAAGAGTTCTTCCGCAGCACCTTCCATATCCCCGCGCAGAACCTTCTGACGGAGGGTTGAGCGCTGTAGTGTTCCCAAACCAACATTGAAACTAAAAGATATGAGAGCATCGTATTGACCTTGAGTGAGGGGAACAGGACAGAACTGAACCACACCTCGCTCAAAGCGAGCCAAATCTGTTTTAAGAATTCCATCGACTTCTTCCATGCTGAATGTGCGGTTGTCGACATCTTTGAGGCCAAACCCATCCCGCTCTTCTATCTTCATCTTGCCCTGCTCTGGGTACAAGACGTGCCCCACCCCCACCGTCCACAGCTTGGCTGGGCAACGGTAAGGCTTCTGACGCACCCCTTCATGGTGCTTAATCATCTTGAGGGCTTTATCTGACAGGTTCATTTCTTACCAAATGCTTGTGTACCAAACCAGAAAGACACCACAGATGCCCAGATGATTTGAGTCTCGTTGTCCCACAGCAGGTCTAGCGCCACATCAAACGGCACTTCCTTGTGATAAGCGAACCAGAAGCCAAAGATTTCTACGAAGGCAAACAGGACAAACAGACCATAAGTTATGGCGGGGCGCACCATAGCACGGGCGTTAATCACCCACTGACTAGAACCCTGACCAATAGCGATGTCGTGGGCATACAAGGCTTGGCGCTCTTGCATGGCAGTTTGTGCGTTAGTTACTTCAGCGTTAATCTGAATCTGCTCAGTCTGGATATGCTCGATGCGCTCTTGGGCTTCTAGCCCCGCTTTACGTAAAGCCAGTTCCCTCTCCGTCTGCATCTGCGCCAAAGCAATCTCATGCTTCTTATCAGCACGGTCTTGGAAGAAGTCAAACAGTTTTGGTAACCCACCCATCAGGAAAGACAGTAGGGTTGAAAATAGTGTCATCATTTTGATTCCTTTAATTCACGTTTCAATTTACGCAACTCCTTCATCTCTTGCTTGAGTTGGGCGCGCATGTATAGGGTTTCTACGTATGCCATCGAGGTTACTCCTACAACAACACATATAGCGACTCCTATCAAAATCCACCAGACAAGGCGCGTAGTTGCCACATTAGCCACCCAAAAAACATAGATATGAACATCACGGCAATTACTCCAGTTATTGTTTCAATAGTCCGAATCTCGTCTTGCTCTTTCTGCCACCTTGCCAGCCTATTCCTACGTATTGTCTCTGACCTTGCCCACGCTTGTTCTTGTTCAATCTTCTTGTGCATCACCAAAAATCTGCTGTACAGGTCTTTGAGTTGGGGTGGTGCATACACCATTGCCTCACGAACATCTTGCATCAACTGCTCAATCTGAAGCTCAATAAGCACGCGCTCAATCGCTTTTTTGCTAGTGTTTTGCGTTGGGTCGTAGTTGGTCTTTGATGTCTCCTCTAGTTCAAGGTAGTGGTTTGTAATCTGTTGTTGCGTGTCAAAGAGGACACCAATGTTGTCTCCAATCTCGCTGATGAGTTTGAGTTCAAGTTCCTCGTAAGACTGTTGCTGTTTGGTTGTGGCTTTGGCTTTCGCTTTTGCCACAGGCTTGGGCGCTTCTGCTGACTTGGCTGGTTTGCTAATGAACAGACCAATGAACCAATCAAAAATGCCCTTGATTGCTTTGACATCGCCAATGACCTGCTCGGCTGTCTTCTTAGCCCCTTCCAACTCCATACGCCCTTCATGCAGGAGAGCACACCCCTGCTTGATAAAGCCAACGGCGGTTTGGGCCGCCATGAGAAGAGTGAAAGGGTCCACATTTTTAGCTTAGTTCTGACCAAATACCAAACTGAATACCACCACCAATACTATAAGTAACACCGTTAGGAACAATTACACACGCTGTGCTCTGATAGCCAAACTTAGCTACGTTTACTCCACCAACATTTATGTACGCGCTTTGGTTGTCATCGCCCATACCAATACAAACTTGAATTGGTTTACCTGTGCTATTCGTATATGTTGTCCCGGCAGAGCGAGAACCCGTTACATTTGCCCAAGATTGTCCATTACCGATTGCATTGGTTACGTTTGTGGCTGTAGTAGCTGTAGTAGCTGTAGTAGCTGTAGTAGCTGTAGTAGCTGTAGTAGCGCTGGTTGCCGTAGCCGCGTTACCGCCAATAGAAAGACTAGATGCTGTGCCGGTCAGACCTGTACCCGCACCAGAGAACGAGGTGGCAGTAGCCGTACCAGACACACTAAGACTAGACAATCCACTAACTGTTCCTCCAGTGATGGCTACGTTATTAGCGTTCTGGGTAGACATAGTGCCCAAAGTACCCGTAGCCGCAGTCACAAAAGCTGTTGTTGCAATCTGTGTTGTGTTTGTTCCGGGCGATGCAGTCGGCGCAATTGGAGTTCCTGTAAGCGTTGGGCTTAGTAAGGTAGCAGACACCATATAGTTAGTAGCCGTCACAATATCTGTGCCGTTAGACACAAGAAGTATTTTTGCTGTGGCTGGGACAGATACGCCTGTTTGTCCGCTTACTTTGACTGTTACTGCACCAGACGCATTGTTATAGATGAAGTACAGTTTCTTGTTGGCTGGGACGATTAGGTTAGTGGCTGTTCCGCCTGTACCAGTCAACTCAATAAACATGTTACGGGCTACGCCACTTGCACCGTTGGGGATTGTTATTGTGGTATCCGTGCCAGTAGAAACGGCTTGGGTTACATAGCCTGAGATAGCCTGTTCTAGCAAAGTGCCAAGGTTGGTGTTGGTTGTTGACCCCCAGTTACCCGCTTGGTCGCCAGTGCCGATAAGCTCAAGGGCTAGGTTGGTTGAATACGTGCTTGACATGGTTTACCTCATTGAAGGTTGTTTATATCTGTCCAGCCTGCGTTGTTGGTGGTACTTACCACTGTCCAACCTGCTGTCTCTGTGTTGTTAATAAGCGCCCAGTTTGCTGTCTGATCGTCGATGATTTTTATCCAGCCCGCTACCTGTGTATTGTCTGCCATATTGATGTTCTCGGCAATGGAGGCTTTGAACGCGGCTTGTATTGCTAATACGTCTGCGAGGTTGATGTTTTCTGTGACGCTTCCCAAGAACCCAGCAACGATAGTCTGGGCGTTTACTACACCAAAATTTTCTGTTATGTCAAAAAAGAAGGCGTTAAAAATTGCAATTAAATCTTCTATACCAATGTTCTCAGTGCGGCTAACCACAAACTGGGCAGTGAGGGTTTCAACCTCTTCTATTGTTATGGCTTCGGATACGGCTACAGCAAACTGCGCCGTAATAGTTTGCGCGTTGTCTAAAGTAATTGGCTCGGATATGGACTGCAAGAAAGTAGACGCTTGAGTACTGGAGTCGTCTATAGTAAACGGCTCAGTGCGGTCATTAAGCATCGCTGTATATACAACTTGGTCATCTGCGATTGTGATTGGCTCGGCACGGCTCACGGCAAACTGCGCTGTGATTGCTAGTGAGTCGGCGGGGAGAAGGTCTTCAGTGATTGACTGTAGGAATGTAGAGACTTGAGTGCTGGAGTCAGCAAACGCAATTGTTTCTGTAGCACTACCAAAAAAGTTAACTCCCGCATCATTGATAACTTCCGCTATACCGATTGGCTCTGTTATAGATTGTAAAAATGCAGATATTTGGGTGCTGGAGTCGTCAGAAGTTATAGCTTCAGTCAAAGCCAAAGAATAAGACACCCCCGCTAAAGAAGCAAAAGGTGACTGAGAAAAGGCAGATATGCCAAACATTACTTACGGCACCCATCTTTGGTTTCGTTCATCCCACCTATACACATCACCATCAGTTGGGTATGGTACAGGTGGCTCCCATATATACGCGGGTTTACTTAGTGTCCAAGATGGATAGGGTTGTGGTTCGTAAAATACATCAGCAACAGCATCATAAAAAAATCCTCTAGACGCATAATTTTTACGAAAAGAACCATCTATAAATGTTTCTAGCCAAGTTCCGGGGCTTGAATCTATAAAAGTCTCAAAAAACTCTGGCTCCGCAACAAGTACTTGCTCAACAACACCATTATGAACTTTTGCAAAATAACGCATTATTGGAATCTCCACCTGACAATAACAATACCTTGATACCCAGAACCACCCGTACCAAGACCACCACCTGATTGGTTACCACCTCCGCCCCCGCCAGAACCGTAGTAAGTGGCTGGGTTACCAGCAGTAGTTCCTGATGAGCCCGACCCGCCTCCCGCAGAACCGCTACCACCAGAGCCACCAAAACCAGAATCACAGCCACCGCCGCCGCCACCTGCGTACGTGTTTCCATCTAGCCATGTAGTTCCAGCACCACCGGAACCTGCGTTGCCACCAGAAGCACCATTGCCACCAACAGCCGCAGAACCTCCGCCACCACCAGAGCGCCGCGAACCACTCCCCGAACCATTACCACCACCAAAACCTTGACCCGATGTACCAGAATACCCGCTAGTACCTGCGTTTCCATTACTACCGCCGCCACCAGAGCCACCAGAACTTCCACCTGCGTTAGCCGACATACCGCCGCCGCCACCTGTGGTAGATGTACCAAACGCAGATGAGCCGGTGCCAGAGCCACCACCATTACCTGTTTGATTGCCGTTATTAGAACCGCCGCTAGCGCCGCCGCCAACACTTATTGAATAACCTGTAGCCGTTACTGTTGCAGTGGTAGCTATATAGCCGCCAGCGCCTCCACCGCCGCCCATTTGCGCGCCTCCACCACCAGCACCAGCAACTACAACATAACTTACTTGGTTACTCTCAGATGAACCTGCACCAACAGAACTTACTGTGAATGTTCCGCTAGATGTAAATGTAGAAAACTTATAGTTTCCTGATGTTGATACAGACCCACCAGAGGCAACCATATAAGTAATAGGTGTCACGCTATTACTCGCAGCACTTGCAGAACTTGTACCAACGGCATTGGTGGCTGTAACAGTAAATGTATAAGCCGTTCCGCCTGAGAGTCCGGATACGTTAATACTTCCAGATGTTGCTTGACTGACAGACCCAGTAAAACCGCCGGGACTAGAAGTGGCAGTATACGAAGTGATTGCCGTTCCGCCGTTACTACCCGGTGCGGTATATGCCACCGTAGCCGTAGTACCGCTAACAGTAGCAGTACCAATAGTGGGAGCGCCGGGAACAGACCATGTAGTTACTGAAGCACTTGCGGCACTAGCCGAACCTGTACCTACGGCGTTTGTTGCTGTAACCGTATATGTGTATGCGGTATTGTTAGCGCCCCCAGTAGCAGATATGGGGGATGATGCACCTGTAAAAGTACTACCACCACTACGCGTTACTGTATAACCAGTAATTGCTGTACCGCCATTACTTGCAGGGGCAGTAAAAGCAACAGATTGAGTACCAACACCTGTGTTAGTTGCGCTAACTGCTGTCGGGGCACCGGGCACGCTATACGTTGTTACGCTATTAGATGCGGCTGAAGATGCGCTATTACCAACTGTGTTGGTAGCGTAAACAGTAAATGTATACGCTGTGTTATTTGCTAAACCAGAAACTGTAACAGTCCCAGAACCTGCCTGAGAAAGTGTTCCTGTTATGCCGCTTGGTGATGAGACGGCTGTATAGGACGTAATTGCCGTGCCACCATTACTTGCGGGAGCAGTAAAAGAGACACCAACTGTGCCAACCCCGGTATTAGTTGCGGTACCAATAGTAGGCGCACCGGGAACGGACCAAGTTGTAATAGAGTTACTTGCAGACGAAGATGCGCTATTTCCAACTCCGTTAGTGGCGTAAACAGTAAACGTATAAGAAGTGCCAGTAGTTAAACCAGTAACAGTAATCGTTCCAGAACCTGATTGTGAAACAGTGCCTGTTTGACCGCCGGGACTAGCTACTGCTGTATATGACGTAATTGCTGACCCGCCATTACTACCCGGTGCTGTGTATGTAACGGTTGCAGATGTGGAACCCGTGGCTGTTGCTGTGCCAATAGTAGGCGCACCGGGAACCGAATAAGTTGTAACAGAATTACTTGCGCTAGATGAAGCGCCATTTCCTGCCGCGTTAGTTGCGTAAACAGTAAAGGTGTATGCTGTATTAGCAGAAAGACCAGAAACCGTAATAGTTCCAGACCCTGATTGAGAAACGGTACCCGTTATTCCGCCGGGAGACGAAACAGCCGTATAAGAAGTGATTGCTTGAGCAGCAGTGTCGGTATTTGAGGGCGCTGTATATGTAACAGAAACAGTACCAACACCCGTATTAGTTGCGGTACCGATAGTAGGCGCATTAGGAACAGTAAAGTAAGCAAGAATTTCCCATTTACCACTTGATGTTGAATAGCATTCAACCGCATTTAATGTAGTATTAAAACGCGTAAAGCCATCTCCCGGAGAACCGGGGCGTTGGGCTGTTGTTCCAGAGGGAATGTCAAAGTATCCAGTAGATGTATTAACTTGATCACTTACAGCCGCTGGAGTAACTGCTGCAGGGGCGGCGGATGTCCATACTGAGCCATTAGAAGTTAATACGTTACCTGTTGATCCGGGAGAAGTTAAACCTGTACCGCCCGCTGCCGCTGGTAATGTACCCGCAGCCAAAGCAGAACTAGAAGTTGAATATAGCGCGTTGTTTGCGCCAGTAAAAGTTGTTAAACCTGTGCCGCCATAGCCCGACGCGATTGTTCCACCATTCCAAGTACCGCCTGTGATAACCGTACTACCAAGATTAAGAGCGTTAGTGCCCCAAGTTACGTTCTCAGGAAGGTATCCGTGTACGTCCCATGTCCCTGCTGTAGTTCCATTAGACAGCAATACAAGTTCAACTGCACCACCAGAAGTAATAGTGCCAATAGAGCCAGCGGCGTAGTCTTGAAGCGTCAGCGTACCCGTTGCATTATTATTAAATACAAACGCTACACCTGTAGTCAGGGTAGTCGCATCTGGCATAGTAAAAGTTTGACCGCCCGTACCAGTAAGTGTCTGTGAATAACTAGAAGCCGCAGTTAACGCTGTTGTTGCTCCTGCCGCCGCAGTAGACGTGTTGGATTGGTTGAGTCGGTTGATAGATACATTCTGGTTAGCATCACGCAACATTACTGAGTTAGCGCCACTAGAAGCAGTTACGCCCGTGCCACCATAAGCAACAGGAATAGTTGTTCCGTTCCATACACCAGAGGCAATCGTTCCCAGAGCACTGACGTTACCAGACGAATCAAGATTTACAGACCTATCAGACGGGTAGGTGACAAATACGTTTATTGCGCCAACAAAAGTAACCGCGCTTCCAGAGTTACTAGACGCATAAACAGTTGTGCGTGTGAGCGTAGGCCCAGAAGTAGAGTACGTGCCAAGTCCAACTTCCCAATTACCCGAACCATCAGTGGCTGCGTAGTAGGTGGTATTAGTGTTACCAATAACTGAAAACGATTGAAAACCACCAACAGCACCGGTAAGTGTAAAACTTACAGTAGTATTAGCTGTACCCGTTTCTTGAACACGGTTTGCTAGAACGAGAGCCATTTAAGACTCCTTAAGAAGTCGCAGTAGTCGAGTAAGTAACAGTTACGGTGTCGCCAGATGTAACAGTCTTGGCAGTGCTGAAGTTGCCTTCTGAGTACAAAGTACCCGCAGTGCTAGAGATTGTGCTGACTGCGCCAGAACCTGTTACCAAGAAACATCCATACACAGTAGCAGAACCTGTCATTGTGTAGGTGATAGCCGTAGCCGTTGACGTAGTGACGTTTGATGGAGTCGTACCAGACGAACTAGCCGCTGCAAATACAGCCGTACCGCGCACTGCTGAACCGCCCACAGTGTAGGTAGTCAACTCAGTCCATGTCTTAGAAGTCATGGTGTCTGCGGCTGCAAATGTGGTGCTGTTGTTAATCAGACCAAGGAACGGGCCAACTGTGGTGTATGTGCCAGATGTGCGGAGCAATGTGTCCAGCAACAACTGCTTACCAACGGCAACGACCAAGTTAGGAAACTCTTCGTCCCACTTGAGGTTACCCTGTGCGTCACGGCACTCTACTTTGTAGAAGCCTTCAATGCCCATACCTTCTGGGATGGACGCGTTTGCTTGCAGTGTGGCTACGGCGTTATCGCCAAAACCTGAGTGTTCTTTGTGCATATGTGCTCCTATGAGAGTCGAATGATTGCAGACGTATTAGTGACTGCTGGGAATTGTACGGTGAATGTACTGGTGCTGGTTTTATCTGAACCAAAGTCAAGCACGCATATTGCGGGATTTGTTGTGCCGTTAGCCAAGTAAATTAACGCACCGCGTGCTGTAACAGCAGTTGTCCAAGCGGCGTTTGTAAAAGACAGATACGCTGTAGAACCAGAGTTGCCGAGAGTCGGGACTTGAGAGATTGCCAACGCCTGACCGCCAGCCGTATAGCCAGAGGCGACCACTTCACCCGTACTTGTGTAAGCCGTTGTACTTTGATTCAGTGTGGCTGCGTTGGTATACAACGCGATCTTGAATACCTGAGACGTACCCGTACCAAAGTCAAACGTGCCATCTAGCAAGCCAGTTAAAAACGTATTGGTTGTCCAGTTACCTGTGAACGCCATCAAGTCACCGCCTGTCTAAACTGACCAGACCGATACGCATCCTGACGCTCCAGACCATCACCAAGGCGTTTAGCAAGTGCAAGTGCTTCTTTATACTTACCATCATACAAAGCCATCATGTCTGTCTCACCCTTCATGTATGTATACGCTTCAACAAGTGAGCCATACAAAAGGACTGTGTCAAAGTTGTCTCCCAGCCAAGTCTGACCAGAAGATGCAACAGTGATTGACACGGGGTAATAGTAATAATGTAACTCTACAGAGTAAGACGCATCAGGTGTTGGGCCAACAATGAAAGAGAGTTCATTGGTGATTGTGCTGGTGTTAACAGTCGGGCCAAACAGCGCGTAGTATTTAGGGATACCTGTATCTGTTGTTGGGTTAGGGTATGCCTGACGGATGAAGTTTACGTCTTTGTTTAGCAAGTACTCATACTTGCCATCACCATCAATGACAGCTAAAGAGTAAGTAGATAAAAAATCATCAGGGCAAGATAGATATTTATTAGCGGAAGTCACGCTACCTGTCACGTTCTTACGCAACGACGGGAACTGAACAGAGTTGTATATACGCTGTTCAGCTTGAGTAATAAAGCGATTCAGTTGTGTTGTTGAAGACACAACAGTGCTGTCTGCCAAAGTGGTAGACGGAAACGTATTTTCTGTATACGTTTGAATCGCTGTTATTAGTTCCGTATAGGTCATGCCATTGGGCCTCGTGCCATCAAGCCTTTAGTAGCCGCGCCAGTACCACGGACTTTGATACCGTCGGTCTTGACCTTTTCGTCACCAGCAGAAATACTGTACTGCCCAACGCTAACATCAGACGTATCTAGCCTGCTACGGTTTGGCTCTTTGCCGGGGTTCTCTTGAACCTTAACGCCCTTACCAGACATGTTGTGTGGTTCAGCGTAGACACTGGCGGAGCCAATCTCTTTACCGCCTTTTTTCATACTAAAAGTAGCCATTATTTGCCCCTTTGGTTCGCAACGCGAGCCATGTTACGACCCATAGACTTCATCATCTCGCCTGTCACTCCGCCCTTTTTGAGCTTAGTCATAGGCTTGCCGGGATGCAGTTTCTTTTCGTGCTTGTGCACGGCACCTGCGATCATCTTCTTGTCCTGCTTTAAATCTGCTTTATCCATCTTCAACTCCTAAGTTGTTGCTACCGTAACTGTACCTAATTGCACCACTAAAGCCAAGTTATTTGGCGTCAATGCCGCATCAAAACTACTTGACCCACCTACCGGTGCCCAACCCCATTGGAAGATTCGGCTACCACCTTCATTCGTTCCAGTACCACTTTGTGTAGTACCACCATTCACATTCGTCTGCAATCCGTTGTTGCCAGACAGAATATAACTTCTATCCGGGCGAGGATTACGCAAAGCCTGCGGGTCATCCACTGGAAACATACCCAACTGCAACTGCGGTTGATCTGGGTCCCAGCACTCTGGGCACACCAACAAGTTGTAGTTCTTAGTCTTGATAATCTCAGTCTTCAGAACCTTTAACTTGAACCGCTGACCACAGCGGTCACACTCCGAAATCGCATGTTTGCCAGAAGCAAAACGATTACCCATGACTACCTCCCGATGTAGGTCTGTCTAGGAACTAAACGCAATGCTGCCTTTTCATGATCCTCATACGCGGCAAGTTCCCATGCCTCGTCATACTGTTGCTTCAACATGCCAATCCGCTCCATACCTTGTGGTACTTTGCCAGCGATGTAGTACGACAGACCAGCCGCCATACAAGGAATAAATCTAAACGGCACGTCCATGATGTTCACACCGCCACCAGCATCTTGGGTGCGGCGTAAACGCCAGTAAACAAATGTGTAGTCCTGAGAATTGTCAGGGGTAGGCCAAACAGTTATGGCTGGCACTTGTTGCCAGTACACAGTAGCCGCAGCCGTATGTGCCGCCGCAATAGTGTTTTGTTGCCCACGGAAGCAGTTGTTCAACGTACCACTAACAGCATTTGTGTTTTGGGTGATGTACCCGTAATTGATAATCTCGTTGTCAATCTTTACAAACCCAGATGCGGGTAAACCCGTAACATCACTCAACACGATTGAGGTGGATGTAGATGTAATCGTTGTTGTCAGCGTAGAGGCTACGGGGGAAGTCTGCCCGTTGTAACGCTGAATCCAGACTTGAATTGGTCTGGCTTGAGTTAACTTGTTTGGAATCGTTGCGTAAGTAGAAACACTAATACGCGTGATTGTCAGGTCGGCTTGGTTAGCCGTGTTGTTTGCGTTGGTACGAATCAAATGCTCAAGCAAGTCAATCGTATCGTTGGGCAAGGCGTATGTGTTCTGACCGGGAACTAAAGTGATAGACCCCGGTTCAATAGTCCACATGTTGATGCCACGGTTTGCCCAATCAGCAAACATGATGTTAAGACTACGACGTGCGGTACGCAGGTCATAACCCGTGCGCAGCTCACTACCGGCGCGTTCAAACGCCTCCTCGACCAACTCAGTGAGGTCAAGGTTAAAGCCAAATTCGCCGGAGGTTCTAGCCATTATTACTCTTCAGAAGTAGATGCTTTGGATTTCTTAGCTTTAGGTGCTGGAGCCTCTTCAAATACAACGGGTGCAAATTGACCAGCAACTTTAGCAATCAATGCCTCTAATGTGGGGTCTTTAGCGCCATACAGCGTATGGTATTCGTTAGCTTTGGAACAAAGAGCATCAAAAACGATTGCGTCTTCTTCGGTGGTTAGGGTGAATTGAGACATGTTTTTCCTTACCTAAAATTTGCAGTTTTCTTTGCAACCGTTTTGGGTTGCGCTACGAATTGTTTTCCGGCTTTTTTGCCAGCGCGTTTCGCACGCGTTGTTGCAGCGTACTCAGCAGGGCTGAGACTTTTGATCGCAGCTTCTGGAAGGTATCGCTCACCTGTTTTACTAGACGGTTTTCCACTTTTGGTTCTCCATTTTTGGTCACCCCAGTTTTTTAAAGACTGTTGTGGCGCTTTCAATCTCGGTAACCTCCGCCCGCCGCCTTGTACTTCTTGGCTACAAGTTGGGCTTTACGTGCTGACCATTGTCCTGCACCTGTGCCCTGCGTTGCTGCGGCCTTTACCTGAGACACAATCCGCTTGCGCAGACTAGGTTTTGTGTAATTGCCAGCAGCATTAACTTTTCCACCTTCGGCGTATTGCGTGAAGTCGGTGTCATCCCTTCGGGCAGTCTTCTTGCCTTTGGGCATCTTGGAAGGGCGTATAGCGCCCATACCGCGACTTGACATCATTTTTTGTACATCCCACCGCCGCACATGACGATGGTCCCTTTGGTCTTGCCACGTTGAGCAATACCGTCTGCACGAGAGGAAGCAGTCATCCCGCCTTTTTTCATGCCTGTTAGCTCACTAAACTTACCCCGCAAACTATCATCTTTAACTCCGCGAGATTCACGGCGAATTTGGTCTGTCATTTCTCTATCAGCACTACCCTTCATGGATTTTGCTGTGTCGCGTAGGCGTTGCCCCATTTCTAGTTCACGAGCACCTTTTGAAAAGTCTTCGCCAGCCATTGCTTGACCAATACCGGGAAGCACAGAAGATTTAGCCGCGCCTTTAGCAATAGAAATAGCCGCATCTTTAGTGCGGTCTGAGGCCATATCTTTTAAACGGCTGAGGTCTTTGGAAAACCCTTCTTGACGAACACTTCCATATTCATCAGGATTATCATCTAAACCGTAAAATTTTCTGCTTGCTTTAATGGGTTTACCATCAACACGAATACCGCTACCGGGTTCTACAGCCTTTACTTTCCCTTTAGGAATTGGCTCATCCACAGGGGTGTAATCGGGGTATTTAACGTCAGCCATGATTAGCACATCCTTCCTTTGGTTTTGCCTTTTTGAGCAATACCGTCAGCACGTTTAGAAGCAGATGAGGCCATGCCGCCAGAAGCCATCTTCTTGACTGCGCCGCCTTTTTTGTATGTGGTTGCTGAATTCTGGTCAAAAGCGCCAAGTTTTTTATCCATCGCTATATCACGGGCCTCGCCAGCGGAAGCATCTTCTGGATATTCAACGTGAAATCTGCGACCGCCATAACCGGGATTTGCTTCCTGCGTCAAAGAACCACGACTACCGACGCCACGACCGCCTGTTGGGTCTGGAGAGCCTGCGCCTGCTGGTGCGGCACGGACAGGAGCTTTACCGATTGCAATCGGGCCAGTACGACGACCTTCGTTGCCGTAATTCTCGTCGGGGCGAACACGACCACCGGGTTCTGGCGTAGACATACCGGTATCTACAAGGTCTGTTCTACCGCGTGAAATCGCATTAGCCCGGTCCATCCGTTCATTAATCTCACCGGGTTCTTCCACTTGTGTGGGCGCATCTTTACCCTTACGCTTGGACAACATCATACCCAACGCGCCAAGCGCCGCTAATCCTGCTAAATCTTTACGTGCCATGTGATTGCTCCTTAGCAATATTTCTTAGCCATACCGCCTTTTTTAAGGCCCTTGTTGCCCGGCATGGAGACCTGCATACCTTTGGTTTTGCCTTTTGTAGCAACACCGTTAGCAGACTTGTGACCAGCGGATAGACCGCCAGCAGCCATTTTCTTCATGGGTGCGCCGCCTTTTTTCATGCCCATCATGCTGCCGGGCATAGCTGTTTTAGCCATAGGGGTAGGCTTCTTCATGCCATCCTTAGCCATGTCCATTCCAGCTTTCATTACTGGTTTGCCCATCGCTGAAGGCTTAGCGTCTTTTTTCTTAGCCATCATCGCCATAAATCCGGGGTTCATTTTGCTTGCCATACTTCCACCTTTTTTAAAAAGTGCCATTGCACCGTGATCGGTCTTTGGCTTGTTTACACCCTGACGATCAACTCTAGTACCATCACCAGAACCGAATTTCATACCTTTGCTCGCTTCACTGAAGTCTTTACCAACAGATTGAGGAACACCAGCTTTCTTAGCGAATGTAGCGTTGTGGGCCACCGCATCCATAAACTTCTTTTGTTTCTCACTTGTTGCTGGCATCTTAGACCTTCACAATCCAACCTTTGCCGGCAAAGAAGCCGACAACCAACAAGCCAACACCGATCAGAAACTTCTCTACAACAGTCTTACCAATCTTCTTGTAAAACTCTGAAGACATTTCCTCGATAGCGAGCTTTGCCGCTTCTTTAGCGATCAGTCGTTCGCGGTCGGTTAATTCAACATCAGACATTAACATATCCTTCCTTTGGTTTTGCCCTTTTGAGCTATACCATCTGCGGAGTTTACATACCCGCCATCAGCGCAGTTCCACGCTCTAAGGCTCTTGTTAATCCTAGAGTTCGGGTCGTTCGCTGTTTTTGCGGATGTCAATTTTTTCTTCATGCCACTCATACGGGCGCAGAAAGAGTCGCGCCTTGAGCCGCCCTCGGGTTGCGGCGGTTTCAAGTTGTGCCCTTCGCGTTTCGCAGAGGCTCGCCCCTTGGCGTTCAGCCCGCCGTTGGGGTTCTTGCCTTCTTTGCGTGTCC